AGCACCTAAAGTGCTTTTCTTTACTGATGGGGAACCAGGATCTGGAGCGGAAGCAACTGCATACATTAATGACGGTGTAGTTGGAATTATTACCGTTACTAATGGTGGCGGTGGATACATAACAACACCAACAGTATCTTTTGTTGGTGTTGGTTCCACTTCTGCTCAAGGATATGCAGTTGTAAGTGCAGCAGGAACAATAACGGAAGTAAGAATTATTAATGCTGGTTATGGATATACTGAAACTCCGACAGTTGTAATTGCAGATCCAACTTCTCTCGGAGGTTCTGGAACTTATACTTACAATGAAATTGTTACTGGTTCGTCTAGTGGAGTTACTGGAAGGGTTAAATCTTGGAATGCTGTTACAAATGTTCTGGAAGTTTCTAACATAAATGGAGATTTTACAAATGGAGAATTCTTAGTTGGAGAAGAGTCTGGAGCATCTTACGCACTAAGAATACTAAATACAGATAACCTAGCAGATTCTGGAGATTCTACCAACGAAGCTGGTCAGTATGAAGATAATTATCAAATTCAAACTGAAGCAGATGGTATTTTAGATTTTACAGAAAAAAATCCGTTTGGAATGCCTTAAAAAATTATTTTAACGAGAGAAAATGTTTGAGTATTTTTATCACGAGATTCTTAGAAGAACCGTAATTGGTTTTGGAACTCTGTTCAATAATATTATCATTAAGCAAAGAAATAGTTCTAACCAAATTGTATCACAAATTAAAGTTCCTCTAGCATACGGACCTACTCAAAAATTTCTTGCGAGATTAAATCAGTCTCCAGACGATTTAAATAATCCAACTCAAATTACTTTACCAAGAATGTCATTTGAGTTCACAGGTCTTAATTATGATTCTGCAAGAAAAGTAACTGCTACTCAATCATTTTTAGTTCCATTAAAAACTGACAACTCTAAAGTTGCTAAAGTTTTTATGCCTGTTCCATATAACATGGAATTTGAACTGAGCATTATGACCAAGCAAAATGATGATGCTCTGCAAATTATAGAGCAAATTCTTCCATACTTTCAACCAGCATATACTGTAACTATAGATTTGGTTGATTCTATTGGAGAAAAAAAAGATGTTCCATTTACTTTGACAAATATCAATTTTGATGATGATTATGAGGGAGATTTTAGTTCTAGAAGAGCATTAATTTACACACTTAGATTTACTGCAAAAACTTATCTGTTTGGACCAGTTCCTTCAGATTCTTCCAAAGATATTATCAAAAAAGCATCTATTGGATTTGTTGCTGGAGATTCAAATGCTTCTATCAGAGATGTTACTTATAGAACAACACCTGTTGCAACACAGAGTTACACCAATAATGTAGCAACAACACTTTCTAGTGATTTAGAAATTTCTACCGATACATTTAATGTAGTTGATGCTTCTCAACTTGTTGTAAATGAATACATTACTATTGACGGAGAGACCATGAAAGTTACTTCTGTTGATGGAACACAAATTCAAGTGGAAAGAGGTTCTTACGGAACACCAATTACACAGCATGTATTAGGAACTGATGTCAAACTCATAACATCTGCAGATAACGACCTTATAGAATTTGGAGATAATTTTGGATTTGACACTACATTCTGATTATGAAAGATCAATTTGAAAATCTGAATGAAGTTTTTAATACAAAGGATGAAGAACCAGTGGAATTAAAAAAAGTTGAAGTTGAAGCAAAAGATCTTAGTAATAAAGTCAAAGATGTTGTTGTAGACATTGATAAGGATTACAATTATACGAGGGGTAATCTTTATTCTATTATTGAGAAGGGGCAGGAAGCACTTGATGGAGTTTTAGAACTTGCACAAGAGAGTGATTCTGCCCGTGCTTATGAGGTTGCTGGACAACTTATTAAAAGCGTTGGTGATGCTACAGATAAGTTATTAGACCTTCAAAAGAAACTTAAGGATCTTGAGGAGGATAATACAAAGAAAGGACCCACAAATGTTACCAATGCTTTATTTGTGGGTTCTACTGCCGAATTATCTAAACTTCTAAAGCAGAACAAAGAAGAAGAATAAATAATAATTGTAGATAATACTTACTACCTATGCTTAGTGAAGGTAATAAAAGTGGAGATAGTTCTTTAAGAGATTGGTTTAGTAAGAGCAAGTCTTCTGATGGAACTCCTGGTTGGGTTCAATTGGGTGGTAAGTATGCAGGAAAACCCTGTGCAAAACAACCAGGACAAACCACAAAACCAAAGTGTGGATCTTCAAAGATGAAGAGAAACCTTAATAAAGACGAAGAGGAAGCAGCATTTCGCCGCAAGAACCGTCAAGATCCAAATCCAGATAGAAGAGGGAAGGCAAAGAACGTGGCAACTGAAGCAAAAGAAGAACTTCGCTATTGTCCTAAGTGTAAGAAAGCAGAAAAAAGATCTGACTGCGCTTATGGAACAAGTTATTGGGACAATAATGCTGAACCAATAACAGTAGAAGAAGGTAAGAAAGATGCCTGCTATCATAAGGTCAAGTCACGGTATAAAGTTTGGCCAAGTGCTTATGCTTCTGGTGCATTAGTAAAGTGCCGTAAAAAAGGTGCAGATAACTGGGGAAATTCTACTAAGAAAGAAGAGTTTAGTCCTGCACAAATTGCTGCATTAGAAGCAAATGGATTTGTAGAACTTGATGAAGCAGGTAAGAAGTGTTGGAAAGGTTACAGGAAAGCAGGGACTCAAAAACTCTTCGGCAAGACTTATAACCGTTGTGTAAAAGAAGGTTCATTTACTATTGATCCAAAAGCACACAACAAAGAAAAACGTGCTGCAAAGATTGGTAATCTTGCTAGAAACACTTCTAATCCCGGAGAGAAAGCAGCAGCAGAGAAAAAATCAAAAGGTCCAAAACTTTATGGCGAAAACATTACTATTGAAGATGCAAACGGAAATACTTTTGCAGAAATAATTGATGTAATTAAAAATCCTTTGGTTTCTGAATCTTGCTGCTCTAAGTGTGGTAAAGAACCTTGTGAATGTGGAACTAAGAGGTATCGTGGTGGTAGTGCTGCAAAACCAGGACCAGATAAGAACTATGTAAAACCAATGGGTGAAGAAATTGAAGAAGCAGTAAGACTTCCAGCAAAAACTGGAAACATTGTTGCAGTTAATTTTGGTTGGAGAGGAAGATACTACAGCATTAGAATTTTCTTCCCTCATACAAAAGTTCCCAATAAAGCAGAAGTACAGAACGAAATTAGTAAAGTTTATCCAGGAGCAAAAGTTTATAACTTTATGGTTTCTGATTATGAACCAGGACAACCTTTACTTCAGGTAACTGAGGGTGCTGCTTGGACTAAAAAGTCAGGTAAATCTGAATCAGGTGGTTTGAATGAAAAAGGACGTAAGTCTTATGAAAGAGAGAATCCTGGTTCTGATCTAAAGGCACCATCAAAGAAAGTTGGTAATCCTCGTAGAAAATCATTCTGTGCAAGAATGAAAGGTATGAAGAAGAAACTGACTTCTTCCAAAACTGCTAATGATCCAGATAGCAGAATCAATAAAAGTTTGAGGGCTTGGAATTGCTGATATGAAAAATTTTAAAGAGTTTATAAACGAATCTAAAAAAGAAACCCTTTCAGAAAGCGTAAACATTGCTGGTGATTTTACTGGCAATCTTTACATGAATGGGCAACCAGAACAAGAACAAACAAATGAAGAAAACTTTTATGCTGATGTAGTTTGGGAAGGTAAAATTTACCGTTTACAGTTTGCTACTGAGCATAAGGGTCTTCCTTCTAGAGAAGAGTTGGCAGAACACATTCAAAATGAGTATCCTGGTGGAATTGTTCATAACATCTATCCAGTAATAGAAGCAAATAAAAATTACAGAGTGAAATCTGTAGAGAGGTATCAACCAGAAGCATTGACTTGGAAAACTGAACTTTGAGGTAAATTATGGCCCAATGGAATAAAAATAAACAAGACTACCTGAATCAGGAAAGAACTCTTCATGAGGTTTATCTTCAGGCAGATCAGTATGGAAATATTATTAATGAAGGTGCTACTGGAAGAAGTGCTTTTGGGGAATATGCAACTGCAGAACTAACACCAGTAGTTCAGTTAGACCCAATTTATGGTCTTCCATCAAACAAATTTCAAACTTTCACTTTTACAAGTGGAATAGCAACCACTAGAGATAGTTTGTTTATTGCCGAAACTGGAACAAGTGCTTATGGTTATGGTGTTGTAAGGACAAAAAGATTTTTAAGATATCGTCCGGGTCAGGGTGGTGTTGCAAGATTCACTGCACACTTTTTAAATCCAACTGAAGGTGTAACCCTTAGAGCAGGATTTTTTAGTCTAGAATCAGCACTCCAAGTTGGATTTAATACTAACGGAAGATTTGGTATATTACGACAATATGGTTCTAAGGCAGAGATTAGAAAACTTACAATTACAACAGCATCAAGTTCTTCAGGAATTGCAACGGTTACTTTAAATGGAACACCTTATAATGTAACTTTATCGGATGATTCTGGTATTACATCTGCAACAGCAGCAAGTATTGCATTAAACACATTTGCTTCACATATTGATGAGCAAAGAGATAATGATATATTGTTCTTAGCAAATTCTACTGGAGAGCAGACTGGGACATTTTCATTCAATCCAGGAACAACTGGAGCAGTTGGAACATTTTCAACAGTCCAAACTGGTGCAGATCCAATAGAAGATTGGACTTATCAGGAAGATTGGAACCTTGACACATTAACTGGTGTTGGTGGAACGACCAATCCCTCCAAAGTTACATTAGACACCAGTAAACTAAATGTATTCCAAATTAATTATCGTTGGTTGGGTGCCGGTGAGCAAAGGTATGCAATAGAAAATCCAATCAATGGAGATATGATTTTCTTCCATCATGCTAATTATTCAAATAAGTATAATACTCCATGGGTAGCAAATCCATCATTCAAACTTGGATATGTTGCAGCAAACTTAAGTGGTGTTGGAATTGCGTCCACTGCGAGTGCTTGTGGTGCTTCTATGATGATGGGAGTAGAAGGTAAGATTGTGTCCAATTCTTATACGAGTTCCACATCTAAAAATACTGCTGGATTATCTGCAAATAACTTACATAACCTGATATCGGTAAAAAATCCAATCACAAATAATGGAGTTATCAATGCCAGAGAGATAATTCTTAAAGGATTAACATCGGCAATTGATACAGGTGTTTCTGCTGCAGAAATTTTATTATTCCTAGATGCTCCACTTGCTACAGGAGCACACATCTTCGAATCACAACCAGGCGGCAATTCGATTGCTCTTGTATGTAAAGAAACTGGAACAATAAGTGAATCATCAAATACTCCTATTGCAACCTATGTAATTGCACAAGATGGTTCTATCAATCTAGATTTGACCGATTATAGAATTGTTATTTCTCCTGGAAGTATTATTACAGTTGCTATTAAGTCTGCAGCATCATTAAATAGAACAAACACTTCTTTAATTTGGGAAGTAGATTAAAAAAGGAGTTTCGTTATGAGTGACGTATATCTTGGCAATCCACTATTAAAAAAAGCAAATACTCCTATTGAGTTTACTCAAGATCAAATTGAGGAATTCATCAAGTGTAAGGAAGATCCTGTTTACTTTGCAAATAACTATATTAAAATTGTTTCTTTGGATGAGGGTCTGACACAGTTTCATCCCTATGATTTCCAAGAGAAACTAATTAATAGGTTTCATGAGCACAGATTTAACATCTGTAAGATGCCTCGTCAGACTGGCAAATCTACGACTGTTGTATCTTATCTACTTCACTATCTTATTTTTAATGATAGCGTCAATATTGGTATTCTGGCAAACAAAGCAGCGACTGCAAGGGAATTGTTACAGAGACTTGCAACTGCTTATGAGAATTTACCAAAATGGATGCAGCAGGGTATTATATCATGGAATAAAGGTTCTATCGAATTAGAAAATGGCAGTAAGATATTGGCAGCTTCTACGTCTGCAAGTGCTGTCCGAGGTATGTCATTTAACATCCTCTTTCTCGACGAATTCGCGTTCGTCCCAAATCACATTGCTGACTCGTTCTTTGCATCTGTTTATCCTACTATTACTTCTGGTAAAAGCACCAAAGTAATTATGGTTTCCACC